CAACCATATCCCTTGCTACTTCGCTAGTATTGTCAGTTGCCCCAACTGGGTCATCAATACCCATATCCCATTCGGATACTTTAGCGATACATTCTTTCACAATCAACTCGGCGAACTCTTCTAATGTGGCCCTTTGTACTGGTCCGATGTTAACCCAATCACTGAGGCGTTCAAATACCGGCTGGGCTAAGATGTCTTTAATTCGTTCGTTCATTCTTTAACTCCTCACTTACAACGGAATACTAACAGGTACAACAGAAATAACACAATGCTTGCGTTGAAGGCAGTTACAACATAAATCATCCTTCAACTCCGAAATGTTCTAGAATCTGAAGTTTTGCGGCTCGCAATACATCATTATCACCGCCCTCAACATCTTCTAAATTAGTATCGCGGGCAAGTTGGGCACATTCTAACACAATCAACTCGGCGAACTTTTCTTTATCAAACAAGATTATTTCGCTATTGTAAGAGTCGTACCCATTTAGTACGGGCGGTCCTTTTTCACGTGTTGTAGCCTGTTCTATCAGTTCTTTAATTCGTTCGTTCATAATAACCCTTAAACTGCGACGGTTTCTACTTCAAGAATTTGTTGTGTAATAACAACACCACCGTATGCTTGCTGATATGTTTCAGCGACTGCCTTGATGAAGAATGTGTAAACTTTGCCTTTTGATGTGATCAATGTAAACTTCATTCTAAATCCTTTTAATCGTTTATCTGTCTGTCTAAGTATCTATTATAGCAGCTTTTGGATTTAATGTCAACCGACTTGTGCGTCAATTACACGAACCAGATCCTCTGCGAATACATCAGTGACCTTTGCGTCCATTTTAATCTCATATTTGCGAATACGGAAGAACTCAATGTCGTACATATCAGTACCTTCATTGTACACGATGTTAACTTGACCTTTCCAACGGGTCATTCCGCTGGACTTGAACTTTAATCCTGAACCAGTATTTACTAGCTCTTTAGCACCCCAAGCAAACAGCGCCTTAGGATCAAGAATCTTGATTTGTGAGAGGATTGTTTGTGCTACGTTCATTTTAAGTCCTGTTTGTTGCTGTCTATGTATCTATTATATACCCAAACTGATTTAATGTCAAGCGAATTCGTAGAATTTTACTGTAGGATCCAGTTTTTGTAACTGAGTTGCTGCTGTCATCAATGATTTATATCGTATATTGACCTGACTACGAGACAATTCACCGTCGCAAGTGAGCCTTTCAGGGCTGAGGTCACCGTCTAAACAATCAGCGACTTCCTGACGACCTTTAGCAGTTTGGATCTCATGTGGTTGACCTTTGACCATGACTTTCCAACGATTCTTTTGTTCTATGTATTTTAACAATGATAACATAAATAACTCCTGTTTGTTGCTGTCTATGAGTCTATTATATACCCAAACCGATTTAATGTCAAGCCTTTACAGGTTTCATTTTAGCTTTAGTGTAGAAAATGTGCTGCCCAATCTGTTGTATTTTCGCAACAGGATCGCGCCACTTTGGACTGACGTATTCAGCATGGTAGAACAGTGCCTTGTCAAGTTGAGCAACACGCTCACCTTGGAGTACTCTGTGGGCAATCCATTGACTATCCATCCAAGCTTGTCCACTAGGGGTTTCCAACTTCTTTTTCAGAGTCCAACTAAACTGACTTTTAGCGTGAACCACTTCGCATAGACTATCACCCCACTTTCCTGATTTCAAGCGATTAACGGTAACTTGAGCAACCGCATATTTACCTTCCTCGCTTTCAATCCCTGCTTCGTAATAGATATTTTTAGCTAAACACTTTTCATCTTTGACAGTATGTGCTAACTGCTCAGTGGTTTGGGTGACGAATGCTTGTTTGATTTCAGCAACATCTTGGGAGATTGTAGTCAGTTGATATTGCTGTACTCCAAGAACCGCAACTAATGCGGTACAAGTTACTCCGATTAGGATTTTGCTCATTAATCATTTCCTGTGTATGTGTGTAAGAGTACATTATACACCCAAAATGATTAAATGTCAAGCGTTTTCTCGTAGGATACCTGAGTAAGGAATGTTCAACCAACGGGCGTATGTGTCTGCTTGCTCACCGATTTTTGTCAACTCAAACTTGCCAGCGAATTTCATCAGATGAAGTCCTACGCTAGGAACTGTTGCGGTCCTAACACCTTCACGGATGTTTGTGTCAACTCCTACCTTGACATCTTCGGGTTGTGCTGTAAGGTCGATAAGGATGCGATTACGTTCATAGTCGTCACGGACACGGTGCTCAACTTCATTGTGATCCATCCATCGTTGTAACATAATATTGTTCCAATCAAATCCTTGCTTCTCACGATCAGCATAAGCCTCAATCAGTCCAACTTTATTCTTGCTGCCCTTAGTGCGAACACCAGGATAAGCCGAGAACACATTGTCAGTACCATCGCCGCGCATACACTTCTCAAAAAGTACAAATTGTGGATCACCGAGTAACTTGGCTTCACTTACTTTAGTCTTCTTGTCAATTACTTTTACTGCTTTACCTTTGTCATCAAAGTAACCATCTACTGTGATAAGTTGGTCAGTGATACCATTGTACTGCTTTACCTTGTCAGTAATTAATTGCAGGTAGTCTGTGTCACTTGAAATTATAAAATGTTCATCTTCAGGATGAAGATGAATAAAGCGTGCGATAAGGTCGTCTGCTTCTGCCTTAGGGTCACGAAGTACGCTTGTGTTTGTTTTTTCTTTAAGGAACGTAGTCAATGATTCATACGTATCCCAAAATAACTGCGCTTCTTCTTTTTCAGCTACAGTTTGTGATTGAGTATCAACTACACGATTTTTCTTATAAGGAGTATAGAAGTCTTTGCGCCAGCTGCGACCTTCGAGTAGGAATACTACATGGATATCAGGTCCGAACTTTTTCACAATCTTGTTGACTGATGCGAATACAAGATGTAGCGCATAGCCAACTTTTTCCCAAGAGTCAGATTGTTTAGATGCCATGTGGCGCATGCGGAAGTAAAGATTAGCTGTGTCGATTAGTGCGTATTTCATTTTTCTATTATAGTCGTATATTATGCTAAAGTCAATAGTTAAAAGCCTTCAAGGTACTTTTCTGGGTACTTAATACAGTTTTCCATAAAGTTTTTCAACTTTGGGCTTGTCAATGTCAATGGAAGATGTTCTTTTTTCACAATAAAAATGCTAGGATTTCTTGCAATTTTCTTTCGATAGTAATCCTCTAGCATTTTCAAGGTGACGCCAGTTGATGCCTTATCGATATATTCAGTACTATCGAATCCATTGAATTTAGAAAAATATTTTTTAAAATATGCCTTACCGTCATCTTCAAGCGTTTCAACAATTCTACCGAGCCCGGGGCGGCTGATACATAGAAAGTGTACAGTGGAAATATTTCCACCTTTACTGTGACCAACCAGGCGGTCACCTATATCCTCAGCAATCCCCGGTTTGAGATATGTTACACGACCGTTGATTTCGGCGATGTATAATCCCAACAAGTTCATACTTTAATAAAGTCTTGTAGTGTTTGATCTAGTGCGTGAAAGATTGTGTAACCTTGCTCACTGTAATCATCCATAAACATTTTGGAGATGCTGTTAAATGTACCCCCGTGTTCATAGTACATATACAATAACAATGCTAGCGGCGCATCGGGCGGGTATGACGCTGGAGTTTTCTCACCTGGATACGCATTACGAAACCATTCTTTGTATGTAACGTCAGTGAGAGTGCGCAATTTAGCAGGAGAACCAACTACGTTTTTAATGATATTACCTAGGGTGACTACGAAATCTTTGACTGGTGCGCTAGTCAATGACTTAGAACCCTTCAGCTTGTGACGCAAGTTTACCATTGGTAACACCTCTACTGAGTCAACACTTCGGTCGTCCCAATTCAATTGATGTACTGCACAGAACCAATGTACTTCTTCCTCAGACAAATCTTTTAGCAAATCAACCCGTTTGAAAGCACCCGGCTTGCCAGAGTTAATATCATCCTTTTCGTGAATTGGGATGATGTTGTAACTTTCCATGATAACTTGTTGCGCATAAGCATCTTCGTATTTGTCTTCTGAGCAGATTTCATCTGGACTATCTTGACGTTTAGCCAGCACATAGTTTTTCCACTTGTCAAAGTAAGCAAGTTTTAATTTGTCATCACCATTGATGCCCAAGAAGTGTTCCCGTGCGAATGTGAAATTATCAAACTCGACAACTTGACATTTGATTTTAACATCCAGCCAATTCTCAGATAGAACTGTTGGAGCAAAGAATCCCCATTTAGCCCATACACCATATGTGATTGCGGTGTGCTGTCCGTCAATCACATAATATGCATATTTCGTACCAATCTTAATCTTCAACACATTCACATATTGAACTTTTTTCTCGTCATATCCAACTAGAATATCCTTCACATGCTTATGAGCCACTGGACGTTGTACTGACAACGCACTCCATAACTCACTGAGTGGAATTTCTTTATAATTAGGCAATGCGTCCCAAGAAACAATTTTATTCTTAACTTGTTTAAGCGTCAACTTACCTGCAGGACCATCAGTAAATTCATTTACCAAATTTTCCAAAGTTTTACCATCATGATCACCGGGCTTTTTATCTAAAGCGTTCTCTGGACGATCACTAGGATCAACTTGATCTGCTTCCACGTCATACACAAATACGTCAATAGCTGACATTGTATTGTATGCGGTGTTGTATGGTACTACCCTTTTAGTAGTAGTTTTTTTGGGTGCTTTAACAGCTTTAACAGTAGCTGTAATAGGCACAAGTTTTGGAGTTTGTGATTTAAATGTCAACATTCGGTTTAATCCGTTAATTAAGTTAAGAAGTCTATTGTATCAGAAAATGGATTTAATGTCAAATTTTAACTTTGAACAAGTGGCAGTCGAGACATACCTGCCATTAAATTAGCAGAAATAAGATCAGATTCTAATTTTTCAGCAGTCTCAGCGAGACCCCGGAATTTACTAGTGTAAATACGAATTTTTCCAGTACCACCTAGTAAAACTTGTGCTACACGACCGTCACCTAGACGAGTGAATCCGTTACCGGTATCAATATCTGCCCTGCAACGGGTATCAAATTGATTGGTATCAATATCTACCCATTCAATTGTTTCTTTAATTACGGTCATTTTAAGTCCTTTAGTTAACTGTTTAAGATTCTATTATAACAGCATTCGGGTTAAATGTCAACCGTTTTAACTGACTTCAGTGCGCCCGCCACCTAAATCTTTTGTACGGACCACTCGCTCGTCACGGTTAGTCGGGTCAGCTTGATTCTGCTCATAGATTTCTAAAACTATATTTCGGCAAATTGTGTGAAACCAACGATCCACGATCATTGTGTCAGTATCATCATCCTGCATTTTATAACCGGCTTTGATTAAATTCAACAGAAATTTATCATTCCAATCTAATTCAAAAGAACCATTATGAATATTATGTGGATCAACATCTACACTTAGAATCGCAACATATGGATCACCTTTTGCTGTTGCCGCATCTTTTGCAGAAGTATCAATCTCCGGCTTTTTTGCTACTTCGGGAACTTTAATCTCTTTTGGTTTACGAGGCTTACTTACTTTAACAACCTTCTCAGGCTTCTTTGAAAATATATTTTTTAATTTATTGAACATTATTTACCCTATCTGTATATGTATCATGTAGCTTGAAGCTGGCAATATTTTTCCATTTAGATTCACACATTATATCAAAATTATCAGCAAATGACAACGCCCACTGGTTAACCTCATCATTCCAGTATGAGTCAGAATGTGCCCGCAGTTTTTGCTTGTTGAATCCAGCGGCAATTAGCGCGTCATGGTCGGGTGAAGTGGTAGGTGAATGACCGATGAGTACATCTTCGCGGCTAACACTGTAATGCATAGTAGGGCGCACACCACGCCAACTGTCAATAACCCTCTGAGTATTTTCGCTATCATGTTTAATATAAGTTCCTGTTTTAATCCAATTGTGATGTACATCTAATACGATGGGAAGCAAATCACTTAGTGTGAGACAATCATCAAGTCCCCAACTCATTTCTTCGTTTTCAATGGTGATACAGTTGCGGGCTTCTGGAGATAGTCTTTTGTAGGCACTTCGGATGCCTTCGGGACCTTGTTTACCGGAGATGTGGACGTTGATTTTAAGGTCTTGGAAACGTCTACCAAACCCCATCCAATTGGCCATTGAGGCATGATATTCAAACTCCTTGATACTGTTGATAACTATGCCTTCATTTATACTTGCCAAAACAGTAAACTGTCCGGGGTGAAATGAAAGACGAACATCTGCTGCTCTGGCAGCATCACCGACTTTAGCAAACAATGTTTCTATACGTGAAAGAACATCGGGCTTTTTATAAAAGTATTCCCAATTAGCATGAGTGAAAGCAATAAGAATATCACTGGTCAATCGCACCATGCGTAGTTCAGGCTTTAGTAAACCAACTCGCTTTACCAGATTGTAAGTGTTAGTGATATTTTTTTCAAGCATATCCCACAACTTTTGCTCAGCTACTTCACGAGTCTGGCGATTCAACCAAGAAATAGTAGTTCCACTGGTGTTCAGTTCAGGGATGCTTACTATTTCTTTTTTAGAATTTAGTTCTGAAAATTTACAAGCAAAGCCAATTCTTTTAATAAGTTGTGTCAAGATAAGAATCCACTAATTAGGTTAAATATTAAATACCGCGTTGGTCGTTATCACGAAGTCGGGTGATGCCTGCTAATCTAGCAATCCATCCTAATTCATCACGCTCCGATTCAAAAACAAAGGTGTTAGCTTGTTTGTTGTTTCGCAGCCGAGTGTACATATCACCCATTTGCCCTGGTTGAATCTCACCCAAGTTGTATTCAGACCCATCTTTGTTAATCAATCTAGTACCGTCTAAGTCTTTGACAAGCACAGCATCCTGATTAAATGCATTACCTAGCTTGTGCATATCCTGAGCGAATGCTGAATTTTTAGCTGAGCCGATAACAAAAATACTATCTTCTTTAACTGCTAATTCGTGTTCAGTACCTTGATTTTCGATCCAATGTCCGTCAACGAAAAAGAATCCATACCCAAGTCTTTTAAGCTCACTGGCTAATTGTTTATTGCGATCAACATTTTTATGATACACTTCCCTAGCTGTTAGCTCAGGATCATAATCGTGTCGTCCACGGAATGCCGTTAAAATAGCTACGGAATGGTCTGGGTTATTAAAATGCTGCCACACCCGACTAAGGCTTGTTTCTGTTAGATTAATTGTCATACATGTATTATATCATATTGCGTTATATTTGTCAAGTTTTTATTCACAGGCCGTCAAATAAACCAGCACCAGAATGTTCTTCAACGGGTTTGAACAATGGATCCTTTGACAAATAAGTGTTATCATCAGTATAAACATTGATAATAAACTTGTATCGATTGGCCAACACACTTTCGAAATCTTCACGAGCCAAATGACTACGATTCAACCCAACAATATAGTCACGATAACAAACCGTTTCATTGTCGTTAATTTTCGCGGCATTTGAGTTGCTACGCTTAGCCACAAACTTATCTAGAAAAGTAATCCAGCCCTTAGCAGTAACGCTATCCAGATCGTTAATATAATCCAATGCCCCACCCTTAGCATAATCAGCCGGATCTGCGTTATATAAAGTAGTGACATGTGATGCTGCTGAGGATAATTTTGTTTTCACGAAATACTTGCTATCAAAATTGTCAGACCAGTCTTGATTGTCTAGTACGACACACGGCATGTGACCTAAACATTCTACAAATGCAAAGCCATAGCTCTCACCCAATGCGGGCATAAAGAATACCTTGCTGCCCTTAATAAAATCTACCTTCTCTTGTCCAATAATTCCTGCCTTGATTACATAGTCAGTAATACCTGCTTCTTTGAATGACTTTTCAAACTTTTTAGCACCATTACTATTGGTCATTACTCGACAAGGCAATCCTATTTCCTTCATTACTTTAATATACGCAGCCGGATTCTTGCGTTCTTCCCAACGACCGATGAACAGAACACCCTCACGAGGGCCTGTGTACTCATCTAGCAATCCGCGCTCTGTCATCGGTAATCGTAGTATTTCACCATTTTTTGCCCCATACTTAACCATCTCATTCAGATTGCGCTGGCTTTGAGTACCAACAAATATGTCATCAAATTCCAGATGCTTGTTGAAGAATTCGTGATATTCATCAATACACACATCACTGAAATCTTGCTTGTCACGGAAGACCATACTGTATGAATGAGAATATAACACGATCGGAATATACTTACCAATACCCATGGCGTAAGCAGCGGTCATTGATTCCTGTGTGTTACACACAAGCATATCGTAGATATTAGTTTGGAATGCGTGTAGAATACTTTTACGAAAGTTAACAACCTTTTCAAAGTTAATGCTATCACTAAACGCAAATGTGGCAGTGTGGTCACTATACTTCAGTGGATCTTCAGGATACACTATGTTAGCACCTAATGACTTTACATACTCACTAAAATCATTCGTTGGTTTTTTGTCCAGTATAATATCTACTTTCCAATCAATGCGACCACACAATTCCGTAAAGCCTTTGGCAAATTGCCCAATGCCACCGTGAGGAATAAAGTGCTGGTCGGCGATTAGAAAGCCAATTCGTTTGCTGTAAGTCTTCATTTCGTTAAATTCCAAATAATAAATTCATGTTTATCAATGTGATAATCATCGCTCATAGTCTCGCCGCGGTTAGTGACCTGGTAAGTACCTTTGTAACACCGTGTAAGCCAAAGTCGTTTCCCGGTTAGAAAACAAGTTCTTGGCCACAGACACAAATGTAAATGCCAGTCACCTGCTCTGGATAGTCCCCAGTCTTGTGAAGGAGGTGACTGCATTACTGGGTCAAGCATTAAGTGCCCCACTCGTTTTTGAACAACGGCACCTGGAGTCTGTCGCTATAACGCAGACCAGCTTTGACAGCAAAGTCTGCTACTCTACGATTATTCAGTGCGTAAACACTTTCTGTTCCACCAACTGGCATCAGGTAAACTGGTCCTTTAAATCCTGCAGCACGATATTCACGCGCAGCACTAATCGCATCAGCAAAGTCTTCTTCAGTGGCAATTACGAACTTCAGATAAGTGTAGCCTACATCTTCATAAGACAACACAATCTCTGGACAAATTGCTTCACTGTGTTTTTCGCCACTGCCGCTTAGCTTTGGACTAACTGAGAATGTTAGCTTGTCGTAACCACGAGCCTTACGAGTATCGTGGTATCTAGAATTCAATGTCCAGTTCAATAGATATTGTCTGAATTCAGGCGATAGTTCTTGTGAACCGTTTGTTTCAAATGTCAGTTCCTTGAGTCCAATCATCTTAGTGTGACTGAGTAGATCAGGATAGGCACGCTGCCAGCCTAGTAGCGGTTCACCACCTGTGATAACCAAGTGTTCATCAACCCAGCTATCAAATGGCAATATATCCATAATGCCACTAACAATACTATCGGAATCGAGCACAGGACTAAGATGTTTAAAACGAGGGTCCCAAGATGCATACGAGTCACAGCCGCTACTGACAAGCGGTAAGGATTTATAATTCGTAAAACTCTCTGCGTCAATTTTGTCTCGCTCAACACTTAATTCTCCTTTAGGCATTCCAAATCCACCGCATGTAAAGTTACATCCGTATGTTCTAAGGAACACAGAAGGAACTCCCATGAAGCGACCTTCTCCTTGGATACTATAGAACAATTCACTTATCTTTAATTTTGACATCAATTCACCTTTGCTATGTAACTTACATAATAACACACTAAAAAAAGAAAGTCAAGTGTGAAATTGACCGTATTGACTAAATTGCGGGCCAGTCTCTATACAGAGCGTGTTGTATATTACCCGAAACAAATTGATTAAAGCTTTTATGTTTTTCTTCAAGCTCACCTTCAAGTGGAGCGACCCGTTGAAAGGCAGCTTCCAATTGGGTCATGTCATTAAATTCTATCATAATATGCCACTCTGGTAAATCTTGAATACTACGAAAACCCATCTTACATCTGGTGATTCTATACGAAACTAATTTGCTTTCTAATTTTAAATGATCTAAAAAACCACGCATGTTACTTACCCAGTTTGAATCTGTTATATCACCTTCTTTATCTGCCCATATATGATATATATCCATGTTATCCTCTTTCTGGAAAATAATCTTGAAGTGTACCTTCTCTATGTACATCGCTTGTGATACAGTGTAATCCCCCATCCCAGAAGTATCTATGTCTGAAATTAATGATATGCGGGGTGATACCATGCCTATCAAATGCGTCAAATACGTCTTTATTATAATTATTACAAACAACGTTCTTCTCGTCAATTACAAGCATATTCACATCAAATACAGTTTCTTCTACATACCCCACCCAGTGACTCATCCAACTTTCAACAAAGCTAGTAAACTCATCATTGAGTTCCTCACCGGGCACCCACCACTTCCCGCCATTTTTCTTCTTCAATTTTAAAAATCGCCTCACCTTATGCCAACTTTGACATGGTAGATAAACTACTTCCCAACCCGGAAATGTGTTTTCATATAGTGATATATCTCGTAATGACACAATCAATCCAGGTTTCACCGGACACATCACACCGTCACAGTGCCCAGCTGTTACTACATACGTATATCGATAAGTATCAGGCAATTGTTCAACAATCCTATTATGAGTATCTATGTCGGCACCGTCATAACTGCCTAGATAGATATCTTTACCTACTCTAATAGATTGAGCTGAATTAAATCCTGTTAATTCCGGAGAAACGGAATTTAGGCCGGTTAAAATATGATTACCAGCTAGTTTAATGTAAGCTATAACATCACTCCAATCTATTCCCGGAACAGAGATATCATGATTTGCTTTAAAATAAAAATCAGTACCCAACATTATAGAATAATCTCTCGGAGTCATAGGAGGCGGTTGTATTCTGTCTTCACCTGGAAGCATACACTCTAGATAATTATCTGAAACAATAGGTCTTAGTACTTTTACACCAAAGCTTTCTAATAGTGTTATTAACAGTTGAAAATCTTCCTCAGTCTCTCGTGCGATACGTTCAAATACTACACGAATGCGGTCATTTTTAATAAAATGATAAAATTCAGGAGAGTATGATTTCCCGACAATACATACTTTTAACGGGTCCCAGTGTTGATAAACAGAATACATACTTTTCCTTAATGATAAATATATTTATATGAAAATTCAGTACAGTACAAATTTTGGCAAATTTACTAGTTATGATTTTTCAATCACTTCAGTAACTGCAATAGTAAGTGCTGATGAACATTTACTTGCACTGGAGCAAGGATTTATTTGGCGTAACGAAGAATGGCAACAATGTCGCAGTACGCGAGTTTGTTTAGCAGACACATCCTATAGTCTATACGAATGTTCTGCTATATTGACCGAGTACGATTATGACGAATTAATGATTATAAATAAGCGATATCTTTCGTGTCGAGGATATGAATATAATCCAGCTGATGTCCACATATCACCGCATGATACAATTTGGGGATACTATCATAATGACACGTTGATTGCGTGGAGTCGCATACACAATTATAACGGAGCTAGAGAGACAGCATATTTTGCCTGGGATAGCATTGACATGAATTTACGCATTGGTACAAAAAGCTTACAACATGAAATAGCCTGGGCTAAAGAATTACATGATGAATATTTATACCTCGGACCAGGATACGAAAGCTGTTCTATTTACAAAAGCAGGATGCAAGGATTCGAATGGTGGAACGGATCTGAATGGAGCCATGATTTAGAACAGTACACTTGGTTATGTGAGCGAGAGACCTCAGTTAATAACTTCAAAGAATTTGAAACTATTGTTTATAACGCCAAGTAACTACAGAATCAATATTTTCTTGACTCCAGTGTTTATAGTAACCCTTTTCTTTAATCTGATCGGATGCTAAATTCAATGCTGAAAGCGGTGATAGTAATAGAAGTCCACATTCTCCAAAATTCATACATACACCATTAACGTGTTCTATATCATCTGGGTGATCTTCAAGTATCACAAAATCTTTGGGCATTATTAGTTCATTTAACTCACTAACTAGCTTGACTGTTTCAGTAGCTGATATAGTTAAATGATCGAAACAGATCACCACCACATCCTTTGTATCAAATAATGATAACGATTTTAATACCGTACTAGTTAGCTGATCCACGTCAGAAAACACAATTTCAATTTTATTTTTTACTCGTGCCTGTCTGGCGAAAGGACATGGTGGCCAGTTACCTAAATTAGGGTTAGGCTTCTCTACAAATTCGATCAACCATTTAAATAATTTAGTAGTTAATAATGTTCTATCCATATTCACCAATGTCTAATTACGCCTGCAACAATAAAGAAGTTTGTAATAATGTATGTTAACACAATGAAGGTGCGAATACAAGCAATACGGTCAGCTTCTTTGTCCGTAGTACCTGCTTTCTCGCCTAGTGCTTTTGCCCAAATATGCCACAGTTTTTTCATTTAACTTTTAGTTTTACGCCAGATTACTTCAAATGTATCTGGTTTTAACATAACTGCCCATCCTTGTGGAATTGTTTCTGGATACCAATGCTTCTTACCGTCGCTGTGTTTGTAGAGTTTCATGCGAACAAGTCCTCATTCCATTCACGGTGACCTTCTCTGAATGCCATATTAGCTTGTGTCTCACGGACCTCTACCTTGTAGCACCATAGACGCTTTGCTTCACCTTCGCCCCACATTTCAGGAATGTAAACACCATTGACATACTTGTAAAGCATGTCGCTTAGACCTTCGCAACCTAGTTTAGGTAGCACTACGATCTTAGCCATATTCTTTTCTTGTAACAGCTTGAATGTTTCCATTTCTGGATCATCTTGTGCTACGATTAGTGTGTGGTCAAACTGATCTTCTAAGGTTTTCTTCAGTTCTTTGAGTCCACCGTAGTCAGCGGCCCAATTGCGGACATCTAAATCGTTTGTACCGAAATAGAACTTCATACTAAATGAATAGCCGTGAATTAGATTACAATGACTGTCACTACGCCATTGACGATAAGCGCACGGGAACGCATCGTGATACTCTTTAGTACTTGTGTACTTGTATGATACTGGTTGCATTAATTTCTCCTATGTTAATTATAGCATAGATGGCAGAGTTTGTAAAGCGGGATGAGCCTAAGACCGCTATAGTTATTTACCTTTTTGTGCTTCAACTACCCGTTTTCTCAAGCTACTAGAGCTAAACGAGTGGTCACGCCCATTGAACACTAATTCAATGTTTCTTTGGGCGCAGATATCTTTGCCCGTAAATTCTTTGTCTTTGTACTCTACACCCAAAATGCGAACATCAATTGGTAGTGTGAGTAGAATATCTTCAAGGTCCTTCTCAGTATTATAGACTACAATTTCATCTACAAAACGGACAGCACTCAGACTAATCTGTCGTTCAACAATACTTTGAATGGGTTCATTCTTTTCAGGTCTATCCCATTGAGCATTGTTTTGTAGTGCAGCAATAAGATAATCACAATGGTTCTTAGCTTGACTAAGCATTGCAATGTGACCTGCATGTAATAGATCAAATTGGCTAAAGGTGATACCAATCTTTAGTCCCTTGTCTTTTAGTTCTTTAATCTTATTGAATATCATTTTTAGCCTTGCTTATAGCATCTTTCATTCTAACTTCGTGTTCTCTTTCAGAGATACTAAGTTCATGTAGTCTGTCAGCGCAACTACGGATATCTTCACTCAATTGACCGTGACCTACTTCAGTTTCTACTGTTCGTACAATCTCATGTAATGCTATTACTGCATCAACTAATTCAAGATTTCTCATCATCGTTCTCCGGTAGTATCTCTGTTAATTCGTCAAATCCAACACCGTCAGTTAGGTGATACTCTTTGCCTGCATGATGGTACACTGTAGTCCAAGTATGTTGATTGTTACTTGTGCCAGTGGGTTTAATGAGCCTGAACACAGTTAACATATGTTCTTTCTCAACTCCCTCAATGATTCTACAAGACGGCCCCATTACATCACGTAAAAACTTTTTGAGTTTTGCTGGATCTTTCCTTAGCTCATCTATGAACTCATTGTGCGAACCTGTCACACCAATTCCTCAACAATACCTAAAACTTCTGCAACAATTAGCAGTGTGCCTGCTTCGGGGAAGCCTACCATAATCAATGATGTGCCTGCGCCAATGCGTAGTACACTCTTTACAAGGCTAACATAAAAATGTCCCTTGCTTGTATCTTTAGGTTGAATATTGAGCTTAGGTGTATCTGCGCAATCACAATCTCTGCCTTGATTACATTTTTGATTACAACTCATTATCGTCCCCTTGCTAGTTGATAGAACTCTGCTCGTGCTGCTGGATCACTTTTGAAGCCACCGCCTAGTTTACTAGTGACAGTTGAGCTACCCACATCCTCTACGCCGCGCGATTTTACACAATAATGTTGGGCATCAATCATAACTGCTACATCTTCTGTATCCAGAATATATTGAAGGGCGTAGAATACTTGCTCAGTTAGTCGTTCTTGAATTTGAGGACGTTTGCTGAAGTATTCCACGATACGATTGATCTTGCTTAATCCAAGTACTTTATCTTTTGGTACATATGCAACAGTAGCAAGACCGTCAATCACCACAAAGTGATGTTCACAGTTTGATTGTACATTAACATTGCGTTCGCACACCATTTCATCGTACTTCATTTTGTTATCAACAGTAGTACATTTAGGGAATGCTTCATAGTCAAGACCCCAAAATATTTCGTTGACATACATCTTAGCAACACGCTTTGGTGTATCCATAAGGCTGTCATCACTCAGATCAAGACCCAGTGTCTTCATAATCTGGTGCATGTATCCTTCGATAGCATCAATCTTTTCTTTGCGATCCCAATTATTTGGATTCATTGGAGTTTCGACTCCCATCTTAACTAGATGTTCGTGAACTCGTTGACCCAACTCTGGATCGCATTTTGTTTTATTGTATGACATGATAACCTTCCTTTGTGATGGTTTGTTTTTGATATGTAAGCTACCATTGTGTAGCTTACATTCTATTTAGCTTTCGTACTTCACATCCATTAAATTCTTCATCATTACGTATTGGTCATACACGCGACTACCTTCACTGTCAACGCCGCATCCCCAATCCATAGCAGCCTGCATCTTTAACGTAGCTAACTGATGTTTGCTAAGAGTAGGGAACGCAGGTTTCGCAAATGATTCCCAAATTTCCTGTAGTGTTTTCACTTTAGGCTTTAGCTTCTTTTCGTGCGTTCTTAGTCTCAGTAATCTCATTACGGCGAGTTTTAACTAGTTTACTTACTTCTGCTAATGCTTTGCGGGCACGAGTGCCTGCGGCTGAGTTACCTGCTGTAAATTTTGCATCTTCCAATTGGTAATCGAGTACCGCTTGACTAATTGCTTGAGATGTTGTAGTTGATGTTGTCATTTTATTTTCCTTTAAGTTTAATTTTCAATTGAGTAATCTAATTTTTTCATCCAGTCATATGTAGTCTGGACAATATTATGTAGATCACTATGTACTGGTTTCCAGTCCGTTAATTTCATAAATCTGTTAGGATTCGCAATTAACGTTCCGGGGTCACCTTCTCTTGCTCGACCGTAACTGTAATTAACCTTCTCACCAGTAATCTTTTCTACTGCGTGAATAATTGATAAGTTACTAGTTCCCGTGCCCGTAGCTAGATTATACGCATTAAACGTATAAGTAGCAAGTGTTTCGGCTAAGTTGACTGCTGCTAAATGCGCAGAAGCAATATCAGTAACATGTAGATAGTCTCTGATACACGTTCCATCCTCAGTGTCAAAGTCTGACCCGTTTATTACTAATTTCTCTTTAGTCACTAAACTTCGTACTACTTTGGGCACTAAATGGGAGTCATCTGCTGTGTTGCCTAACTCACCATTGGCATCGCATCCACATGCGTTAAAGTATCTAAGTGCGATACCTTTGAATCCATGAGCATAGCAATGATCATTAATAATAGTTTCAGCCATTAACTTACTGCGACCGTATGGACTAACTGGATCAGCAATATCGTATTCATCCCATGGTAAGGCAAAGGTGTTGCCGTAAATTGCGGCGCTACTACTGAAGACAACAGTACCATACCATCCTACTTCATGCATTGTTTGAAGCATTTTGTTAGTCTTGGCAGCATTATTATCATAATACAATCCTGGATTGGTAATACTAGGTCCAACTAAGCTAGCACCGGCAATATGAATCACTGCGACAGCATTTGAATTTTTCGCAGCGTGAGCTGCCATAGTTTCAAAATCGTCTTTGATATAAGTATCTAGATACTTGACACCAGATGAATTGCTACAACTAATATCAATTCCAATCACAGCATATCCAGCTTCTTTGAAAGCTTTAGCAGTATGACTGCCAATGAATCCCAGCGCCCCGGTTATTACTACAGTTTTCTTAGACATTTTAGTATTTGCTTTCTCTGGTATGTTTACGATAATCGGTTGTCATGCGTAGCATAGATTCCCCGTGACCTTCCATGATATCAATAACTCTATCAATAGTGCCATCATTGTAATCGCTAATCTCGCCCATCTTTTCATGCGGGCGCTGAAGTAACTTCTCTAACTTATCCAATGCATCTTCTATAGACCAAGGAACGTAGAGGCGTGTATGATCGTTAGCAAATGTTTCAGGAAAACTACGATAAGCAGGATAAAGCACATTGCAGCCAAGCGCATCTGCTTCGGAGACGGTGTTGGAGACCCAGTCTTGAAGAGCACAGTTGAACACCACGCGAGAATTATTAACAATATCGTAGTAATCATTTTTGCCTAAATCTTCATATACTTTGAGTTGACCTATATTAACCATATTCATTGTGCGGTTCATGTAACTATCGTTGTTACTTTTTAGCTTACTACCGCTACATACTGCGAACTCTACTGCGCTTTCTGGATGCCGTTCGAAGTACGCTTCAACGAGGTCCATATAGAAGTCTGGTTGCTTTTCTTGATCCCAACGTGCAGAGAATACAACACGATGTTTGCGTTCAGACCATGGAGTAATGGTTGCAACACGACTTTGAACTTCATCCTTACCAAATGCTAATCCACTGATGTTATAGATCGGGGCGTCCCAACCTGCAATTTTCATGTGCATTACCATTTCTTCGTTAGTAGCAAGTACGCCGTCTACGAATGAGTCAACCATTTTCTCGTATTGTCCCATCCACTTCTGCATACCCCAAACATGAACGAAATCATCAGGATCAATGGATTGAGCAAGACAGCGCACAAAAATGCGAGGACGGTGAGCAGAATCAATTTGATCGAGAATATAAGGAAGGCTCTCGATACCGGGCTGAAACATGTCTTCAAAGTAGATAACATCTTCATTAGTTACTTCTCCTGTTTTCATCATTTTAACTAGATTCATTAACTGCGACATACCAAAGTATGTGCGACCATGAGCGTCTAGAACTTGACCCGTGACTATAGCTTGGTCGTTGCCTAATGTGTCACCGGGAACAATAACGTAATCGATGCCACGTGCAATAAACACTGCTTCATTCCAGTCTTGTAACTGTAGTGTATATCGGGCTTTGTAGGGTTCAAGTCCCATGTAGAATAATTTACGCATCTTTTCTCTCAATGTCTTCTTCAATACAATCTTCGCCGTATTGAATCTCTACAATACGACAGGGTGTGTCAAACGGGTTAGTTAATTGATGCCAGCTATTAATCGGAATATACCATTCTTCATGAGTTTTCAAGTGGTGCTCTTCTACATAAGAATTCGCAAGTTCATGTTTTATAACACATGAACCTTCACTGACAATCCAATATTCACTTCGTTTGCTATGTCTTTGCATACTTAACGACTTTCCCGGATCAACTGTTAGCTCTTTAACTTTACATCCTGACACAGTATGTAGTATACGATAGTATCCCCATTGTCGCAATGTTTTTGGATGTTTCCATTCTTCCAGAATCCAGCTTGAGCTATTCTTTTTATCTTCTCCGCCTACTCCAAATTTGAAGATCACATCTTTGACTTCCATTTCTGGAATATTCGTTTCAGTACGATCACCACCATTTGCGAATATGATTGGATAATCATAGTATAATTTCTTAACTTTTTCTAGCAAGTTACAGGCTGTACCGTCGCTGTCATCAAATGACATTACTTCATCAACAGCTTTCAGATTAGATACTACTGCGAATCGTTCAGCCCATGGCATAAATGATTTACTCTTTTTTCGTTCTAACCATTCATCACTGTTAAGTCCGACAATAAGATAATGCCCTAACGTCTTTGCTGAGTTAAGCAGATGAATGTGTCCGGCATGAACTGGGTCGAACCCACCGGACACTACCACGATAGTTTGATTATCGGGGCGCATTTTCCTGCCATTGATCCTTAGGATATTTGCCGGTTACAAACTTGTTGAATTGACGAAACGCATAATTGCGCATGTCATACATAGTTGCTTCGTCAAACGGATACCCGAAGTCAATACAGAATTCACGATACATGTCAAGATCGTCAAATAGTTGAGTGACACGAGGGTTAGTTTGAAAGGTTGGTTTTGCCATTTTGTTTCCTTAGATAGCGAGTTGATTAACAGGTTTAAAATTATTGTAATAGATCGTGGCACCATTCTCACCGTCTTCTGAGACTGTGATTTCAATGTCACGATCAGGATAACGACTTGCGATAATCTCAAAAAGATCATCACTCATCATTTCACACGACTTGAAGTTCAGTTCAAGAATGCCTTGAGAGTATTGATTCTCCAGCCATCGTTTGAATTGAATAAATTCAATATCCCTGTCATTGTGAAATACTTGCACAGCCACGTTAAAGTGAAAGACGTGACGATGCGGGGTTGCTAAAAAGCTAACATCATACTCATCTCCTGTTGCCAGTGATGGGTCTGTTGCTGCTGCTGGGTACTTATGAATACCTTCTTTTTGAAAAGTAACAAAGATCGTGCGCTTTGCTTGATCTTTAATACGTGTTCGTTTTTCTGTCAATGATTGATTCTGTTGGTTCATTAAATATCCCCGAGTACTTTACTAATTTCGTCATCGCTGTCCAATTCTTCTTCGTCAGCAATCTGGTCAGATTCTTCTTCAGTAAACAAGGCAGTAAACATAGTAGACGAATTCACAGTTTTTTTACCACTGTAGCCTTGACTACCACTTTGAAATTGCATCCAATATCTTGAATATGATTCAATCATATCTAGACTTTTCTGACGATCCTTCAAAGCAAATATTTCATTAATTACTTCACTAAATACGATTTTCTCAAATGTATCATTAGTCAGCATCTTTGGAATAACACCTTGATCATAACGACGATTTGCTTCCTGTACTGCTGTCATATGTGACCACACATTGTGACCCTGTAGTAAAGTATAACTGAGTGTATCCCAACTAGTTTTAGTTTCTTTTCCATGCTGACCAATAAATCCTTGACCTCTATAACACAGATCACTTAGTATCATTTTATCAGTAATTGGACTGTCTGTAAAGATTTTATGGATACCTTCAGCTAAAACAGCATCTTTGAATTTACGGTTATCAGTAGAGTACGCTTTCTTTTCAGCCGTTTTCTCCATACTGTATGACCACTTCTTATTGTGTTCAATATTCGTATTGAAATATGACAAGCCCTTAGCAGCACTAAAGAACGGACTAGCACAATCAAATGTAATCTGTAAATTTGAGTTATGGTGTTTACGAATCGCACGTTGTACATCACTGAAAAGCACAGCATATTCCAGAATACTTGTACCCAGACAGTGAATCAGATCATGCTTACCTTCTTCTAACAATCCGTCATGGATAATGTTTACCAACCGTTTAAGGAATAAGTGAACATCAATCTTGTTCTGACCTCCCATGGCCCATCCATTGAAGTGAGTCTCTGGGTAGATATTTGGATCACAATACTTCTTCATTTCATCATACCAGGCATCACTTTGTGTATGATTCAATCCCTGTAATACATTCAGAAATTTACATTTACCCGAACGATTAGCAATGAAGTACTCGTTGTTAATGTGAGTGGCAGAGATGGCATCTTCAATAGTTTTGATTCCATGAAGTGATTTACCATTCTTGTCTTTCATACCATATGTACGCAACGACTGTGAGGGGATATCAAGACACATACCATAGTCCATGTATGTGTCCATCCAGTTCAACACTGCTTTACGCTTGATCATGGCCTTAGGACAAGCAGGATCTTTCCAGTCAGCAGGCCATTGACCTTTAAGAATCTGGAAACCACCCGAGTCACCAAGCATGAATGTGCCTGCTTCACGATCACGGATAATGCTTTCACACGGATCAACCTTAGTTGTATCTAAATTAGCGTGACCCGCTGAGTACAAGCCCCATTTATAATAAAACAAACTTTTTTGACTATTAAGAAAGTTCAGAGTCTCAACATCTTGAATCTGCGCAGGCAATCTTGCTTGATCGAAATAATTCAGACCCGCGCGTTGTTTTCCTAGACCCGCAATATAGAATGAACTAACTGCTGGTAGAAATAGTGCCCAGTCTGGATTGTGTTTAGCTGTGAGATTATCTTGTTCCATTATACTTTAACTTCTTCTTTCATCAGAATCTTGATCATTTCAATTTGATTCTTGTATTTGTTCATTTCATCAACTATACTTTTTATAGTAGGGTTAGTTGATACAAGCATAGCAAGTTCCTGTTCCTCGACCATCTTCTTTTGCGCCCAATCAAGAATGCTAATAGCATGTGCATCTAGGTTAACAGACATTACGCCACCGCCGACATCTCGCCAGCCGGAGCCGTCATAGATTTTCATGTTACCAGAAGAATCTGTTGATAGTGAACCTTGCGCTGGGCACAGGTTGGGGGGAACACTTGACATGTAGCCTTTGCTGCTGGTCACCAACATGTACTTGCCTCCGTAAGCAGAGTCGATCATTTTGCCTGAGCAGGAAGCAAGTAACGATAAACTGCTGTGCCACTGTCAACTGTGATTTCAGCAGCACCTGCATCAGAAATGCGTACGGTCTTGTCACCAACCAAGTCCATGATACTCAGAAACTGCTTGACTGGCCACATCCAAGTGCGTGACAGTGTACCAGTAACTTGTGAATGGAATACAAAGTTACCAGAGTGAGTAGATGGGTCACCGAAGAAAATCTTCAGATCACCGTTCTCAACTTTAGTCGTGAAGTTTTGTTCTTCGCTATTAGCTTGAGATTGTTTCTTCAAACGCATAATACCTGCGACAGTAGGCTCAAACTCCACGTTCCAAGCGGCGCCCTTGAAGGTGACATTCTTGACTTTTTCTTCAATGATAGCTTTGCTCATCAAACGATAATCATTAACAAAGTCACCTGACTTAGTTTCAAAGTGAATACTAGCCGGGATGTTTACACCATTGTTATCTACTCGCTTAACAGTAATGTTTGATGTTGCGTCATAGTCATCAAAGCTAAGAATAGTTTTCAGCTTACCTAAATTAGGCATGCCGAACACACCATCAAAGTCAGCAACTGGGTTGTTAAATGTGCCGCTGACGATAACGGTTTTATCTTCTGCCACAGCATTAATTTGCGTGTCAGCGAGAGTTCCAGTGACTTTGATTAGTTCAATACAGCCTAGACCGAATGTGTGAGCAATAACGTCTTGTAAAATATCTTTCATGAGTTTCCTTTGTGTTTGTTTGTAATACTATTTAGGTATCGTATGTGTATATTATATCGGAATATTTCGCGCAAGTCAACACGAGTTTATCCGAATGTGAATAATGAACCAAAAGTTGAGTTGGTGTCAGTGCTGTACTTTAATTCCCAATCCAGTACTCCTAACAAGTTATCAATCTTCTGGTCTACTAATAGTTCTTCCATTAGAT